TCGTGAAGAACGGAGACCCTCAGCCTATAAAGCTCGCCGGTGAGATATTCGACCGAAAAAGGGTCGAAGTGGAATACCCGTTTATCCACGAGGGCCGGATTCTTGGGTTTGCCGACGTGTGTGAAATATGGGCCGGAGAAAGGCCGCAATTCAGCGGCGGTCACCCTCGCACGTTCTACCAAGTCTTCGAGATCAAGCCGAGAATTTACAGCGTCGGCGCTGTGATCCGTCAATGCAAGGCGACGGAGCAATTGATTTTAAAGCTGAAGCCGCATCATTTTGGGGCGAGCGAGAATCTGTGCACGATTGTGCCGGTTGTGCCTCATGATGATCCAAAGATCGACCTATTGAAAGAGATGTACAGCGGGAAGGTGTGGGGGTGGAAAGGGAGCACCCAGGAATGACCACCATCCCAGCCATCATCGCCGCTGCATGCGCGCACTTCCGCGTCTCGCTCTTGGACGTGATGAGCGTGCGTCGCGACAAGGCCAGCGTTTCGGCGCGGCACGTTACCATGGCGCTCGCGCGGGAACTCACCACGGCCAGCATCCCAGCGATCGGGCGGGCGCTTGGACGTGACCACACCACCGTGCTCTACGCGATCAGCCGCGTTCGCCAGTTGCAGGTTGTCGATCCCATTTTTCTGGCCGATTACGCGGCAGTGCGCCGCCTGTCACAAGAGGATGTCGGCAATGGCTAAAGCCAAATCGTGGCGCGAACCTTTCCTGTGGTTCTGCTGCCCAGACTGGCGTTCCGACGTGCCGCTGCGTCGGTGCAGTTATGCCGCGCGGGGACTTTGGATCGACATGATTACAATCATGCACGAGGCCGAGCCGTACGGCGAATTGCGGGATGCGGGCCAACCCCTAGGTGTGGCCGATCTGGTCCAACTACTCGGCGGAGCGCCGGCCGAGATCAAACGGCTACTCGAGGAACTGGAAAGCCGCAACGTGTTCAGCCGTTGCGAGGACGGAGCGATCTATTCCAGGCGTATGAAGTGGGATTACCTGAAGGCCCAGAAGGACCGGGAAAATGGCAAGAAAGGCGGCAACCCCAACCTTAGGCCGAAGGATAACCCACCAAGCAACGGGCACGATAACCAGGGGGTTAACCCCCCCGATAAAGCACGCGGGCGCGCGCGCGCCCCTGACCACTTCCACTTCCAAAAAGAAGAAGAAAAAAAGGGTGGGGGGAAGGAGGTTGCGCGCGCGAGCGTGCCGGTCGCCCGATCGGCCGGGGTGGTTCGCGCCGTCGCCCAGGCGCTGGCAATCAAACCCCCGCCATTCACGCCGTCGCGGGAATTCCAGCTCGGGGCGCTGGCGACCGTCCGCGAAAGGCCGCGGCCTGTGGAGCCGGCCCGGACGGTCGAGGAGCAGTTGGCCGAGCTGGGGGCAACGCCATGACTATCCCCGCCGAGGCGGCGGATGCCGCTCGTGGAACCGTGCCGCCAGTTCCAGCCACGCCGCCACGTCCGGGGGTATCACCGCCTGCCCGGTGCCCCAACGCCGCGTGCGGGTCTCGTGGACGTTCAGTGCGGCGGCCAGCCCGTGGGGGGTCCAGCCGATCACCGCGAGGCACGTGTGGTAGCGGGCGGGGGTCATGGCGTGGCGGTCTTGGTGGCCATGAACCGCTCGCGTTGCGATGCCGTCATGGTGGCCCAACGCTTCCGCTCTTTTTTCGTGAGCTTCGGGCCGAAGCTGGCCGGCTCAGGCGGCAGGAGTTGCCTGGCTCGGGCGATGACTGCGGCCTCGGTTGGGGTGAGCCGGTAGTCCGGCCCCTGCTCGGCGAGGTATTCGCAGACCGTGCGATCACCGGCCGTGAGCCGCATTGTGGCGAGTGCGCGGGTTGCGGTGGATTGGAATGTCGTCATCGTTCACCCCTCCATCCCGACCAAACCGCGCCGGATCATGCGGTTAAACGCCAACTTGGAAACGAAGCGGATGTTGGCCTTGTGAGCCACGATCAAGGCGGCGTCATCGGCGCGGTCCAGAATGTCGATCAGCTTCGCGTAGATCGGCCCATCGGGGTCCATGCGTTCGACTTTCGCAAAGGCGTGGCAGAGCGTCTGGATATCTGTTGCGAGGCCCATCTCATCTCTCCCTCTCCCGCCCGGCCATCCCGTGCGGCATGCCAACGTTATGACGGATTTCCCGTCAGGGGTCAAGCGGTAAATGCGGGGTGGGGCGAATTATTTTCGAGCTGGGGGTCGGCCTGCTCAAAACCCCTGCTGACTTTCGGGCAATTTCGAGCAACCCCGCGATGCGTGACCTTCGCCGCGCGATGCGTGACATGCCGAGCCGCCTGTTGCGCGGGATTGGCCGGACTCCGGGGGCCGAAGCGTGACACTATCCGTCCAAAGCGTGACATCCAGTCGTGCTCAGTCGTGTGACACGTCTGGACACGCCTGACCGTCGAACCAGGAGCGCCCCATGACCCCCGCCGCCCTCCACCACCTCGCCGCACTCCATAACGCCGTCGGCACGCTGTGCCTCGCGCCTGCCGACGCCGGCCTGGTGGCCAGCGCGTGGAAGCGGTGTGTCGAGGCGTGGGAAGCTGTGGAGCGGGAGGCGTATGCCGGGCCGGTGCTCCAGCCCCTCGCCGCCGAGCCATGGCCCGAGGTGTTGGCCCGCATCAGGGCCGCGCTGGGGGACACCATCGCCACGGCCTCCAGGAAGCCCGTACAGCCCCCGCCCGACCCCGCCGCGCCTGTGGGGGTAGCGGGCGACGGCCCAGAGGCGGGTCACGGGACGGCTGGCGGGCAGCGTGGCGGCAATCGCGACGCTGGTATCGTGTGAGGATCACGCAATGGCAGGCAGGGGCGGCAAGCGCAGCACGAGTTGGAAGCCGGGGCAGTCTGGCAATCCCAAGGGGCCACCCAAAGGATTGACCGATGACATCCGGCAGGCGGCTCGGCAATACACGCCCGAGGCATTGGCGGCGCTCGCTAAGGCGTTGGATTCAAAGGGCGAACGTGTGCACGCGGCCAGTGTGTTGCTGGATCGGGCATACGGCAAACCAACGCAAACCCAACAAACCCAGCAGCTCGACCGCGATGGCAATCCAACCGACCCGGTGCCAGCGGTGGTCGCGCTGATCGACCTGACCGATGCGCTGGCCGGATGGAAGGCGCCGGAAAAGTGAACCTCCCCGCCACCCGCGCGCTGTCCTGGCAGTTCTACGCCGACATGCAACGAACGTGCCTCGCATCCAGCCCGGCGACGTGGCGGCATTTCGAGGCGCAGCTTGGGCGGGCCGATCTGTTCTATTTGTTGGTCAGGCTCCTGCGCCGGCCCGACGTCAACCGCGACTGGCTGTTCGAGCGATGCCGCGAAGTGGCTGCCACGCCGAATGGATGCCTCGATCTGTGGGCCAGAGAACATTACAAAGACCTAGCATGTGACACGCCCGTCCTAACTTTTAATCGTGGGTGGGTACGTCACGGCGACCTCACATGTGGCGATTTTGTTTTTGCGCCGGGGGGAGGGGCTGTCCCCGTCCTCGCGGTTACTGGGCATTATCAGGATTCGGACTGTAGGCAGATCACGTTCTCAGACGGCGCCTGCCTAACCGCAGGCGCCGGCCATCTGTGGCGGTTGAGGCGTAAGATTCGTAGGCGCGCCGGCGCGGGGCGCCGCGTGGAATTTGTGTCGGAGATAAAGAGCACCGACTCCCTGACTGGCAGGTGTGACGTTGGAGTGTGTGAGCCGCTCTGCTTCCCCGAGGCGTTGCTTCCCTTGACGCCATACGTGCTCGGCGTTTGGCTTGGCGACGGGCATTCGGCCGGCTCTCGGGTTACGTGCGGCCCTTTGGATGCAGACTGGATGGCGGGGGCCGTTGAGTCATGCGGGGTTTCTGTATCGCGGGCCAAATCCGGCTGCTTGATTCGACTCGGAACTGGAAAGCGCGGCAATCGCATGTCGTCGGACGTGATGTGCGCGTTACACTCTTTGGGATTGGTCCGCGACAAGCACATACCGGAAATATATCAGTGTGCGTCGACATCTCAACGAATGGCTTTGCTGCAAGGGCTTATGGACACAGATGGCCATTGTAATTCTAGAGGGACGGCGACCTTCGTCCAGGCGCGCAGTCGACTGGCGCAAGACGTCTATCGTCTTGCCGCCGGCCTAGGCCTCTCTCCCCGCATCAGGAAATATGAGGGGAAATACAAGGGCGGAAATATCTTCTGGCAGGTCTCATTCCAAGCCCACACCGACCGAAACCCGTTTCGTATGCCACGCAAGGCATGTAGGGCTATACCGCCGTCGCATTATCGAGGATGCAGGACTATCGTGTCTATAAAGGCAGTCCAGTCCGTCCCAACAAACTGCATACAAGTCGAGGGGGGGGTGTATTGCGCTGGCAGGGAACTGGTGCCTACACACAATTCCACGATCATCACATTTGGCCTGACGATCCAGGACGTGCTGCGCGACCCCGAACTGACCGTCGGCATATTCAGCCACACGCGGCCGATCGCGAAGGGTTTCCTACAACAAATCAAGCGTGAGTTCGAGGATAACGACACGCTCAAGCAGACCTATCCCGACGTGCTCTGGGCCAATCCCGCCAAGGAATCACCGAAGTGGTCCGAGGACGGTGGCTTGATCGTGCGGCGGCAGGGCAACCCCAAGGAGGCGACCATCGAGGCGCACGGGCTGGTCGACGGCCAGCCAACGTCTAAGCATTTCGCCCTGCGTGTATATGACGACGTGGTAACGCGCGAGTCGGTGACATCGCCTGAGATGGTGGCCAAGACAACCGACGCATGGGACCTGTCGCAGAACCTTGGCGCCGCCGGTGGCGCGGTGCGGACGATCGGCACGCGGTACAGCCTGCATGACACCTACGCCACCATGATCGAGCGCCACGCGGTGATACCGCGCGTGCATGCGGCGACCCACAATGGTCGGCTGGACGGGCAGCCGGTGTTTTTCTCGCCTGAGCTATGGGCCGAGAAGCGCCGCAACTCGTCGCGCACGATCCTGGCATCGCAGCAACTGCAAAATCCGATGGCCGATGAGGATGCGACGTTCCGCACGGAATGGCTGCGATCGTATGAGGTGCGGCCGCGCACGCTGAACGTCTACATCATGGCCGACCCGTCGCGTGGGCGTACGGCGACCTCGGACAATACCGCCATCGCGGTGGTCGGGGTCGCGGCCAGCGGCATGAAGTTTCTGGTGGACGGCGCGTGCCACCGAATGACGCTGTCGCAACGATGGACAACGCTCCGCACGCTCTATCATCGCTGGTCGGCGACGCCCGGCGTTCAGCGCGTGGCGGTCGGCTATGAGCGGTTCGGCGCGCAGTCGGACGATGAGTATTTTCGCGAGCAAATGGACCTCGAAGCCCGCCGACGCATCCCCAATGCGCACTTCGCGATCGAGGAGCTGGCCTGGCCGCGTGAGGGTGGCCACTCGAAGCGGGAGCGGGTCGAGCGGTTGGAACCGGACTTTCGCAACGGCCGGTTTTTTCTGCCGCTCCCCGTGCTGCGTGATGGCAAGCCGCAGACCTGGCGCGTGGAGGGTGATCCTGACGCCAAGGGGTTCGGGGATATTGAATACGCCGACTCGCGCGGCCTGACGGCAACGCAGATGGCCCAGATCGAGGGTGGATCGCCGGAGCTGGTGGCCCGCGCCATCGTGGTGCGCGACCCTTCGGCGCCTGGGCCACGCGATAGCGGCGGGCGATACGATCTCACGCTGGTGCTGATCGGCGAATACCAGCAATTCCCATTCGGCCAGCATGACGATCTGCTGGATGCGGTCTCGCGAATTTACGACATGAACCCGGTGCCGCCTGTGGCGCCTTCCCGCCGCGCGGCGTCCGAGCCGCCGGTGTTTGCTGATGGGGTGTAGGGAATGAACGAGATGGTGGAGCGCGTGGCGCGTGCGGTGATGGAAGCGAATGGCGAGAACGAGTGCCTGCCCATGCAGGACTATCTGGCCATGGCGCGCGCTGCCATCACCGCGATGCGTGAGCCGACCAGGGCGATGCTCGAAGACGGGGAGCGCACAACCTTCGAATGGGTGGCTGAGGTGAGCGACTGGCAGCTTCAGAACATAAAAGAAGGATGGCAGGCCATGATCGACAAAGCACTGGAGGAACCATGAACACATCCCCAGCCTTCACCACGATATCCGGCTGGTGCGCGCTGTCCGGCATGGGGCGCACGGCCACCTTCGAGGCAGTGCGGCGCGGCGATCTGCCGGCGCGGAAGCCAACACCACGGAAAACGCTGATCGATGTCGCGGCGGGGCTGGAATGGCTGCGGTCATGTCCGCCAGCGTGCGCAAGCGTTCGTAATAGTCCGAACACGACAGTATAGCGCAACTATAACCGATGTGCCATATTGTGAGGCAGCCATGCCATCCAAGTCGCCAGCCCAGCACCGCCTGATGGAAGCCGCCGCACATACGCCGGGCGGCTTCGGTGGCGTGCCGCAGAAGGTCGGCGCCGAGTTCACTGCTGCCGATGCGCGCGGTTCGCCGAAGTCGCGTGAGGAGCACATGGCGCGACGGGCGAAGCACCAACCGCAGGCGGCCGTCGCGCGCGAGTTCGGTGTATCGCAGCCAACGGTATCGCGGCGAATGCTGCGGGATGGGTTCAAGGGTGGAGGGAAGGCGTGAGCACCGAGAATGCGGCTGATGGGCGAGCTGCGCCAGAAAAAACCCCAGGCGTTGATGGGATCGCGGCCGACGGTATCCTAAATGAGCCATATATTTCCCCGTATGCGGGGATAGCGACTTGCTTAGAGCAAATGACCCGGCGACGCCCCCCACACTGGCTGGCACTGGCGCAGATAACTGCGAATTTCGAGGAGCTTCGCAACGAAGAGAATGCGGTGCACAAAAGGCTCCATGAGCGGCGGCGCACGGTAGCCGGCTGCATACTGTCGGCGGCCCGTGAGCGCGTTTCCCGTTGGCTGAACGCGGCGTCGCTTGCGGTCATCCAGCGCGAGTTCTACACCGAAGCCGAGGTTGCGCGGCTGCTCAAGCGCCCGATCGGCCCCGCCTGGATAGTGCTTAGCACATCGAAACAAAGAATGTGGGTGGTGGGCGATCAGATCGTGCTGGATGATCGTCGCCACGAACTGCCGCAAGTCGTCGATTTGCCTGAGCCTTGGAGGACAGGGGCATGAGTATTCCGCCGACAACCAACCCGACAGGAGTCGCATGATGGACATCGAAGCCGCCGCGCGTGCCATGTTCGAGGTGTTCCACGGTCGGGAGAACCGGCCGCGCAATTGGGACGCGCACCCGGACAACGACAACATGGAACCCGGCCGCGACGCCTTCCGCGAAATGGCGCGGGCAGCGGCAGCGACGGCGCCGGAACCCGTTGAAACCGCGGAACCCATGCCGCCACCAGAGGCAACGGCCTCCGCCCCGCCCTTCGACCTCGCCCCGCTCTGATGGCCTTCGCACCCAAGAAGGCCGCGCCACGCCGGCCCAAGATGCCGCTGGCGCCGCCTCCGATGGCCCCAGTGGTCAAGGCGCCACCTATCGGCCGCCCGTCCAGTAAGCCGCGCAAGCAAGGCGTCACGCCGGTGGCGACCGATCGCGGCGTGTTCGGGATCAAGGGCTGATGGCCGCCCCAACGTCCCGCACGCTCTCCTGGGAGCAGATGGTTCTGGAAGCGGACCCCGACTATCAGCGCCTCAATCAGCGGCCGGTAGCCTACATCTTCTCGAACGGCCGCGTGTTCGTCGCGCGTCCCGACATCTACACGAGCACCAGCACATGAGCGACGCGCCGACTGCGATGGCCGACGAAGACGTGTGCCGTGCCGTTGGTCAGGACCTGGAGCGCCACTATCCCGGTCACTTCTGGGCAGTCGGCTGTGACCATGCCGCCGGCACGGTGGCGATCGATCTGCCGTACGAAAAGCCGCCGCATCTGCGGAATTACGGCTACCTGCTGCACCTTTCGACGCTCATGGGGCCGGGCGGGCAGCTGGCCGCGATGCGCGCTGGCGGCGAACTGCTGGAACGCTTCGGCCTGGTGCGTGGGCCGGCAACACCGGAGTCGGCGATGCTGGCGCGTGAGAACGGGCTGGACGCCGACGCGGCAATCGGCAAGAGCAGGGGGTCGACGGTCTGATGTCCGGCCGCCTGACACCACCCAGCATACAGGACGGGCCGTATGGCTTCGAGCCGCGCGGCACCTCGAACTTCGATGTGCGCGACGTGGGCGCCGGGCGGTTCACCAACGAGATGGCGGTCCGGATCGGGCGTGAGACTTACGAGTCGTCGACCAACTGGCTGGCGCAGGCGCGGCGGCAGGAATGGGCTACGAGTCTTCGTGCGTTCCAATCGCTGCACCCGACCGGCAGCAAGTTTCTGAGTGGGGAATACCGCTATCGGTCGCGGCTCTACCGGCCGAAGACGCGTGCCATGGTGCGCCGCGATGAGGCTGCCACCGCCGCGGCGTTCTTCAGCAACGAAGACGTGGTCAGTATCAGCGCCGAGGATGACGACGATCCCCGGCAGCAAGCGAGCGCGGAAATCCTGAAGGCGCTGCTGCAATACCGCCTGACGAACACGATCCCGTGGTTCCTGACGCTGATCGGCGCGCGGCAGGACGCCGAGGTTATGGGCATTTGCGTCGGCAAGGCGCAGTGGCGATACGAGGAGAAGTTCCTCCGCACCGAACGCCGGCCGCGCCTCGACGCGAGCGGGCAACCGATGTTCGAGGGCGAGGCGATGTTGACCGACGATGTCGATATCTTCCGCAAAGTGAAGGACGAACCCGAGGCGATACTGCTTGCCCCCGAGAATTTCCGGTTCGAGCCGGGGGCCGACTGGCGCAAGCCCGTGGAGACCAGCCCCTATCTGATCGAGCTGCAGCCCGTCTATCTGTCCGAGGCGCGCGAGCGCATGGAAAGCCAGCGCGGCGCCCCGCCCGAATGGCTCAACGTGCCGGATAGCGCGCTCCGTGGCGCCAGCGATCGCGACGATGACACGACGCGACGTGCCCGCGAGTCCGGCCGCGTGCCGGGCAAGGACGGGGACGCATGGAAGCCGCGCGACTTCGATCTCACGTGGACCCGCATCCATACCGTGCGCTGGGGCGGCGAGGACTGGTATTACCGCACCCTGGCCTCCGCCGGTGAGCTGCTGGAACCACCACGCCCGCTGAGCGAGGTGCATCTGCACGGCGTGCGGCCGTATGTGGTCGGCTGCGTGGTGCTGGAAACGCACAAGACCTATCCCTCGTCCAAGGTTGAACTCACGGTTGACCTGCAAAGCGCGGCGAACCGGGATTGGAACGCGCGGTTTGACGCTGTGATGCTCAACCTGATGCCACGTCAGTTCGTGCGGAACGGCGCGGACATCGACCCGGCCGACATCCGGACCTTCATGCCCGGCAAGGTCGTGATGATGAACGGCAAGCCGGGCGAGCCGCTGAACAACGAAGTCGTGTGGGACCGTCCGCCACCGCCGGACGCCGCCGCCTTCGCCGAACAGGACCGGATTAACCTCGATTGGGACGATCTGACGGGCGCGTTCACCAATTCGTCGGTGCAGGCGTCGCAGGTTCAGCAGCAGTCCGCGACGGGTATGCACCTGATGTCCGGCGAGGCGTCGGGCCTGGGCGAGTATGAGCTGCGGATGTTCGGCGAAACGTGGGTCGAGCCAATGCTCAAGCTCTTTCTTAAGCTGGTGCAGGCGTACGAGACTGACCCGATCATCCTCGCGACGGCCGGCAAGAAGGCGCAGCTGTTTCAGAAGTTCGGCATCAACTCCATCACCGACGAGCTGCTGAATACCGGCGTCACGACGAAGGTCAATGTCGGCATCGGCGCGACCAATCCGTCGATGAAGCTGCGCAACCTCATCATGGGCGCCGAGGCGTTGGCCAAGCTCTACGGGCCGCAGACGATCGCCATGGGGTCCAACTTCGAGGAAGTGGCCAACGAAGTGTTCGGCCTGCTCGGCTACAAGGACGGCGCACGGTTCTTTCAACCCGGCTTCGACCCGCGCGTTGCGATGCTGCAACAGCAGCTTCAGCAAGCGCAAGGCAAGGCGCATGCGGGTGCCCCGGCCGGCGGCGATCCGACACGGACGCAAACCGCGCAGATCACGGCGCAGGGAAAGATCGAAGAGCAGCGCATGAAGTCCGAGACGGACGAGAAGGTGGCGCAGATGGACGCCAACTCGAAGAAGATGGCGGAGGACGCCGAGAACTGGCGGACGTGGGTCAACATGCAGCGCGAGCTGATGACGGCGCAACAGCCTGTGTCACAGGAGAACCCCCAATGACCGTGCAATCCGCCGGCGCGCTGCTGGTCGAGAACTCGCTCGCGGAATTGTCCAGTCGTGCGCTAGTGAACATCGGCGGCGCGCAACTTGCGCCGCGCGGGAACCGCCTGACGCAAACCTTTATGTCTGGCGTAGCCGCGCGCGTGGGCACCCTATCCGGCGCGACTCCGGTCACATTCCTGACGATCGCCCCGATTGAATCAACCTGCTACGCGGTGCGGCTCGGGTTCGGCAATCCATACAACCTTAGTATGGCCATCGCATCGGCGAGCGTTTACCCGAGCGACTCCTACAGTAACGCCGGGGGTACCGATGCCGCCGGCGCGCGGACGACCATCAATCCCACCGGCGGCGCTGCCGGCTGCAAGGTCTATTTTGACAACGGCGGCGGGGATGTGGATGCACTCAACACCTCAGGCGTTCAGCGCGCGCTGACGCTGCCGGCGAACCAATCCAATCCGACAAACGCTGCTACCGCATTCACCATTGGCTGGTCCGATTGGGCGCCATGCACGTCGATCGCACGCGCGGATGGCGGCGTTCAACCGTTATTGTTCATTTACACCACGGTGAACAGCTCGGATTTCACATCAGGCGCCACGAACGCGCCTTTATTCAACACTACGCCGGCCGCGAACCGGGGCCGCAAGCAATACGTGCTGAAGGCGTGGACCAACAATATCGATTTTGCCGACAACCCGACCGGCACGGACTGGGCATGGGAGGGCACTCCCCCGTTCGGCCCGCTATTCTGTCTGCAATACCTGACATTGAACCCTGGTGTGCAGATCGTTGGGACGGGCGACAGCCTCTCCACGGCGCCGACGAATGATTCGATCTCTTATGCGGCATGGCGCGCGGCGATGGACTTCTCGACGCCGTCGTTGCCGATCGCCTATGCGTCGATGGCGTGGGGAGGCGTAACGTCGAGCGTGTACGATGTGCTACTGGCCAACAACGTCGCGGCGCTGCGTCCGGGCATCCTGTTGCATCAACCAATCTCCCGAAATGACACGTTCACCGCGGCGGGCGTGCAAACGTTGCTGGCGAAGTCCTTGGCGCTGGCGAGTCAGTACCGTCAGCAATTCGGGGCCTCGACGATCTGGAATATCCCGGGGTGCGCGCCGTCCGCCGACGGCGATGCGACGCAAATCGCGGCCTTCAACGACATGCGCTTGCGGCTCCAAAGCGTGGCGGGGGCCAGTGGGATTCCGCTGATCGACGGCCCCTCGGTCATCGGACAGTCCGCCGCGCCGTGGGATTATGTGGCTGGCGCATCGGATGACAACCTGCACCCGAACTATACCGGCGTAGAGATGATGGTGCGCCCACTGGTTCAGCCGCCTTTCCGCAGCGTGATCGGACTCTGACATGGCCCGCGGCAACCCGACACATCCCTCGTACCTGACGCGCCAGCGCATCGCGCTCGGTGTTTCGACGGCCGGTAACGCCACAGTCTCCGGCGGAACCCCGGTGCTGTGGGACATCCAGGTGCGGACTGCCATGGCGTCGGCACGCGTGGCTGGCACCGCGACCGGCCATCAAGCGCAATTGTTGTGCGTCGGAACCTTCATCAACGGCACAACCACCACCACGGGGACCGGCACCATCGGAACGGTCTCGCTCGGCACCAGCGCCGCGTACGCGGTCGCCACATCCTCGGATTTCCAAACCAAGGTGCTGCAAGGCTCCACGCTGCTGATGAAGAATGGCACCGATGCCACCGGCACATATGACCTGGCGGCAGAGGTGTACATCTCGCCGGATACCGGAGCTTGGACGGGCACCGTTTAGGGCATCCGGCGGTGTCGGGGGTGTTGGGGTAGGGGATGAGCGACCGCGTAACCCCGGCCGACATTGAGGCGGCCAAGCTCCGCGATTCCCGCTTTACCGAGGTCGCCCGCGCGGTGGCCATTCAGACCGATCTGCGCGACAACGAAACCATCCGGTCCCTGCTGGCCGCTGTGAAAAAGGACGCTGACGGCGCCATGCGAACGCTGGCGGACTTGACGCCGACTGATTGCGGCGCAGTTTCGAAGGCGCTTGTCAAGATACAAACGCTGGTGTACATACGTGACACCTTGGACCACATTTTGCGACGCGGCGATTTGGCGATCGCGTCGCTGCAAGCTGAGGACGAAGCGTGGACTGAATGAGCGACGCGGACATCCAAGAGCAGGTTGAAGCACCGCCAGCCGAGGCGCCCGACCGTCCGGTGAGCGAACGCGACCAGATGCTGGCGCGCATCGCGGCGAGATACGCAGACCAGCGCAACACCGAGCTGGCGCTGAGCGACACATACCGAGCCGAAGAAGCCGCGCTCGCCCCCGAGGATGCGCCGCCACCGCCCGAGGTTGCCCCGCCGGAACCCGCGCCTGTCGCGCCGGAACCCGCGCCGGCCGTTACCGCCGCGCCCCTCCGCAACGTGACGCTGCCCGATGGTGGCGTTGTCCAGGTCACCGACGATCAGTTCGCGCAACTGGCGCAGATGGGCATCCTCGCCAATCTCGCGCTGTCGCAGCCGGTCATGCAGCCCCCCGTCGCGCCGGCCGCCCCAGCGCCGCGCCGTGAGCTGGTGGATGAGGAACGCGCCCGCGAGTTCGTGCGGCAGGTGCAGTTCGGTGCGCCCGATGAGGCGTTGCCGGCGGTGCGTGGGCTGATCGAGGATGTGGTCAGCCGCATCCAGATGCCGCACGTCGATCCGAATGCGATCATCCATGCGGCCACACTGCGCGCGCGTGCCGAACAACAGGCCGAGCGTGATGCCGCGATCATCCGGAGCGAGTTCCCGGACATCTTCGCCAACCCGCAGCTACAGCGGCTGGCCCATATCAACGTTGACGAGCTGGCCCGCGGCGACGCGGCAACCGGGCGTCAGCGTCCGTTGGTCGAAATCTACAGGGAGGCAGGAAATCGCGTTTATGACGCGATCGGCCGGCCTCGGCCTGGGAGCGACCCGACTGCACCGGCCCTTCAGGCGGCGCCACACGTCCAGGAGCGTCCGGACGTTATCGAGCGCAAGCGAGCGGCTCCTCGTATCCCTGCGGCGGTTGACCGTCGCGCGGCCACGCCGGATGCGCCTCGCCCGCCGACAGCCAGCGAGATCGTCAGCCAGATGCGTGTCTCGCGAGGTCAGTCGCCCTTGACCTGAAGGGCTTCTCCCGATGGCCGGACAACTCTGGGCGACCAACTCGCTCGGTGGCTACATGTACAGCCTGGAACTGAGCGACATCCTACGCACCAACGTGCAGCCGCTGATCAAGTTCCGCCAGTTCTGCGACGCCAAGGACTACACCGACAAGGGTCTGCACAAGGGGCAGATTTTCACCTGGAACGTGTACAGCGACGTGACCAATCAGGGCACGACACTGACCGAGACCAGCACGATGCCCTCCTCGAACTTCACCATCACGCAGGGCACCGGCACGGTCACGGAAATGGGCCAGGAAGTCCCATACACGGGAATGCTCGACAACCTGTCGAAGCACCCGGTGCAGGAAATCATCAACAAGGTGCTGAAGAACGATACCAAGAAGGGCCTCGACGGTCAGGCGTGGTATCAGTTCAATCAGACGAAGCTGCGCGTCGTCGCCGCCGGTGGCACCGACTCCTCGGCGGTCACCCTGACGACCAACGGCACCGCGACGCTCACCAACTCCGTTGCGATGCACAAGGGCCACATCAAGTCGATCGTCGATGCGATGAAGGAGCGGAATATCCCGCCCTACATGGGCGACGAATACTTCTCGCTGGCGTGGCCGACGACCTATCGCGCGATGAAGAACGACCTGGAAGCGGTGTACCAGTATCGCGACCAGGGCTTCCAGATGATCTACAACGGCGAGATCGGGAAGTACGAAGGCGTCCGCTTCATCGAGCAGACCAACATTCCGAAGGGCATCTACAACTCCGGCAACTACGTTTCGTCCGCCAGCTTCACGGCGTGGAGCGTGGCGGCGTCGGACTGGGCCTTCTTCTTCGGCGAGGACACCGTCGGCGAGGCGATCGTCGTGCCCGAGGAAATCCGCGGCAAAATCCCCGGCGACTACGGCCGCTCGAAGGGCATTGCCTGGTACTACCTCGGCGGCTTCGCGTTGATCCAAACGCAGGCGTCGCAGACCCGCATCGTGAAATGGGACTCGGCAGCGTAGGGAGCGCAGCACAATGGCCAACCAGGGCAACTACGATCATCCGAGCTACATCGTTCGGCAGATTCTGCACTTCCCCGCCACCACGGCCGGCGCCAACGGCACGTCGGGACTTACCGCGCTGCCGTGGGATATCCGGGTGCATAATATGTCCGCCGTTGTCGTGACGGCCGGCACCTCGGCAACGTCGGGCAACAAGGTGTTCCTGCTGGCGGGCACCGCAAGCCAGGCGGGGTCCGATATCTCGCTCGGCACCAGCGTCGCGAACACGGTCGGCACCTCGGGCGACATCAACGTTAAGGTCACCGCCGGCACCGTGCTGTCCGTCAAGAATGGGACCGACGCCACCGGCGTCGCGCGGGTGACGCTCGAGTACAACATCAGCCCCGACACGGGCACGTGGCTGGGCACAAGCTGATGGCCCGCGGCGTCAACGTCAGCTTCATCGGCGGCATTCCGGAGTTCGATCCGGCAGGCGACGGCATCAGCACCGACTACCGGCCGGTGCCGGCGTCCGATGATGGGCGCGGTTACGATGACCGCGGCATGCTCGGCTCGTACCGGCCGCCGGATGACGCGTTCCGCACGCCGGATGGCGTGTCGTTCGCGACCGGCTTCGGCGCCGATCGTGCCGATGTCGAACGCGGCTTTGTCATGCCGTCGATCCGCGACGATCCCGCGTACATCGCCGACAACTACAAGGACCGCAGCACGCGCCCGCGCCTGTCCGATGCCGACGAAGACGGCAGCGCGATGGCCGATGACTACGCTTTCCGCCGTCGCAATGAGCGCGCTCGCGGGTTCCTGACACGCCCGCATCTCCCCACCGAACGATAGGAGGGCCGCATGGCCAAGGACGCCGCCGACATCACGCCGAAGTTCGTTCCCGAGGATGAATTGCTGCCGCGCGACAACAGCGGCGGCCTCGGCTTCAAGCCGTACAACGCCAAGTTCGGTGACGGGGGCCGGGTGACCGGGCCGAAGTCCGCGCTGTCAGCGGGCGGCGGCAGCAAGAAGGACGATTGAAACGAAACCGCCCCGGCTGGGTGAACCGGGGCGGCTCCGCAGGCAGGGCGATGTAACGCGCCATTCTTGCCACAGCACGCGGAGAATAACAAGTGCCACGCAATCCGGAACGCGCCACGCGCGGCGGTGATGTCGAAGGCCAGGAGGCGACGGATGTCGTCCTCGGGAAGCCCATCCAGGTCGCTTCCGCATCCTTCGATCCCGGCTATTCCATCGAAGAGACGCTTGAGGCCGGCTATGTCAGCCGCGCCGATCTGAAGCAGGGCTTTTGCTCCTACGGCAAGGGCGTCGGCGAGGGCCGTCGCTGATGCTGAACCTGAATCAGCCCTATGGCGAGGTCTACGGCCGGCCCGGTGTCAAGTTCGAACAGGGTGGCCGCTACTACCGCGCCGACTTCTCGCCGCTCGACAGCGCCGCGCTGCCGGTCGCGCCTCCGGACGATGACGCAAGCGCAGCGGCCAGCGAGGACTTCGAGCAGATGTCCAATGCGGCGTTGCAGGCGCTGGTGCGCCAATACAGTGGCCACTGGCGCAACCGGGAGCACGCGATCGCATTCCTGCGGGGGCAGGGGTGACCTGGTCCGCGGAAACGTCATGCGGCTACGAGCAGGACAAGATAGCGGCGTTCGTCCTGCAATACCTCGGCGCCCGCTCACTCGATCTCGGCTGCGGGGCGCGCAAGTGCTGGCCCTTCATGCTCGGCGTTGATCGGGGCGGCGCCGCGGACATGATTGGGGACATCGCCGATCTGTCGATGTTTGCCGACGCCTCGTTCGACTCGGTGTTCTCCTCACATGCGCTGGAGGATTTCCAAGAGGAGCGGGTGCCGGCGGTGCTGGCGGAATGGGCGCGCGTGCTGAAGCCGGGCGGGCGGCTCTGCCTCTATGTGCCGAGCGCGAACCTGTATCCGCTGATCGGCGAGCCGGGCGCCAATCCCGCGCACCGATGGAACATCTATCCGGGCGATATCGAACGCCACTTGCTGGCGGCGACCTCGTGCGGATGGACCCAGGTCGAATGCGAGGAACGCGGCGAGGCCAACGAATACAGCCTGTTCGAGGTGTATGCGAAGCGTACGGATGGGCAGTATGTGCGGCGCCCGTGGCAGCGCAACCCCGATGGCAAGAAGCGTGTCCTGCTCTGCCGGTTCGGCGCGATCGGCGATCAGATCGTGGCGTCGTCGGTGCTGCCGGGGCTGAAGCGGCAGGGCTACCACGTCACCTATATGACCACGCCGCAGGCTGCGGAAATCGTCAAGCATGATCCGCACATCGACGAATTTCTACTGCAAGAGAAGGATGCCTGCCCCAACGTCGCGCTCGGCCCATACTGGGACACGCTGGCGACGCGGTATGACCGCTTCATCAATCTGTCGGAGTCGGTCGAGGGCGCGCTGCTGACACTGCCTGGGCGCCTCACGCATCAATATCCGGCCGAGGTGCGCCGCCGCATGTTCGGGACGATCAACTACCTGGAACGCACCCACGACATCGCCGGCGTGCCGTATGACTTCGCGCCCCGGTTCTTTCCAACAGGGCCAGAGCGGGCGCAGGCGCTGGCCAAGGTGCGCGGCATGGATGGCCCGGCAATCTGCTGGGCGATCAACGGCAGTTCGCCGCACAAGGTCTATCCCTGGACTCACATCGTCGTGTCATGGCTCCTGAGCCGCACGCCGGCCCACGTGGTGCTGATGGCAGACCCCGGCGTCGGCCTGCAATTACAGAACGGGATGCTTGAGTGCCTGCGTGCGGGTGGCTCCGACATGGCGCGCGTGCATGGTATCGCGGGCGACTGGCCGATCCGCCGCTCGCTGGCGTTCTGTCAGGTCGCGCATTGCGTCGTTGGGCCGGAGACCGGGCCGCTCAATGCGGTGTGCATCGATCCGGTGCCGAAGGTGATCTACCTCTCGCACTCCTCGGCCGAGAACCTGACGAAGCACTGGCGCAACACAACGGTCCTGGAACCGGACGGCGAGCGCGCGCCCTGCTTCCCCTGTCATCGGCTGCATTCGACGTGGGAGCACTGCCACCAGGACGAGAAGACCAACGCGGCGTTGTGTGCATCGGCCATCGCGCCGGAGCGTGTGTTCGCGGCGATCATGGAATCGCTCGGCGCGCGGAAGGCGGCATAGGTGGACTGGTCCACACTCACGGGATCGTCCACCACGTCCGGCGCCATCGCGCGGTGGCTCAACAAGAGCGACCTGTCCTCCGGGCCGTCGGGCGATGCCGACCTGATACTGCAGGAGGCGACGGGCTGGATTTATGCCCGGCTGCGGCATTGGCAAATGCTGACGGCGCCAATCTCCGGCACGATGGTCGCGGGCGGAACGGGCGACCGTATCGCGGTGCCGACGGATATGCTGGAACCGGACTTTCTGATGATCGCCGGGGTGGTCGGCGGCACGTTCTACCAGCAGGAATTGCGGCAGCGGCAGCCGAACGAAATATATCGCGCGTGGTCCTATGACGGGTCTGGCAACCGCGTGCAGCAACAGCCGATGCTGTACTCGTTCAATCAGTCTTATATTCAACTCGATAGCGTGCCGGACTTCGCCTATCCGTACGTGCAGACCTATTACCAGCAACCGGCGCCCCTTGGCGGCAACAACCTGACCAACTTCTTGACGACGTTCTATCCCCGCCTCGTGCGCACCACCTGCATGATGATGGGCGCCGAATACGTGAAGGAGAACGCCCAGGGATCGTACGACCGCACCTATTGGGCGCAACAGGCACAGATCGAGCTGGAAGCAGCGCAGGCACAAAGCGGTCGCGCGCGCCGTGGCGCCGTCGGCAGCGCCATCATCGGCGAAGTCGCGCTTGCCGGCTACGGGGGCTGGTGATGCCGCTTCTCCCCGTCCAGGCCATTCCGGGCATCTCCAAGTCGGTATCCGACTATGCCAGCGGCAAGCCCGTTGCGTATCAGGGCGGCCGGGTCGCGCAAGGCCGCTACACCGACGGCAATCATATCCGCTTCAGCGCCGGCTTCCCCGAGAAGATCGGCGGCTGGGTGGCGATCAACGGCATCTCCGGCGTTGTCGGCATCCCGCGCGCGCATCGGACGTGGAAGGACAGCGCCGGCCATCCGCGGCTTGGGATTGGCACCGAGAACCATTTGTATTCATACGATGGCACAACGCTGATCGACATTTCGCCGCTGCGCACGATCTCGACCGGCACGCTGGGGGCCAATCCGTTCACAACGACGAATGGCAGCAAGGTCGTGGCGGTCGCCGACTCGTCACAGACCTTGGCAAACGGCGATTGGGTCGGCTTCTCCGGCGCGACGGCGATCAACGGAATTACGATCGTCGGCTGGTATCAGGTCTCCGGCCGCTCCGGCACCGGATACAACATCACAGCGGCGACAACCGCCAGTGGATCGTCGGCCGGCGGTGGGTCGGCCGTCGTGTTCTCCTACCCCCGCCGGACGCTTGGTGCGGCCCCCTTCGCCACCACATCGGGCAGCAAGACGGTCACTGTCACCGATACCGCGCACGGCGCCACCACGGGCGATTATGTCACGTTCTCCGGCGCATCGGCGGTGGCCGGTCTCACGCTGAACGGCGAGTTTCAACTGACCGTCACGGGCGTGGATGCCTACACGATCCAGGCGCCCAGCGCGGCGAATGCCACCACCACCGGCGGCGGGTCGGCGGTCAGCGTGATCTACGTCATTACCATGGGGCAACTCACGGTCACGAGTTCGGTCGTGTACGGCTCGGGCGTCTATGGCAGCGGTCCCTACGGCTATTCGCAGACCACCACCCCCACCGTGGGCGCCGGCTGGACCCTCGATCGCTATGGCTCGCAACTCCTCGG